GACACAAAATACTGGTCTGTTAAATGTAATGAATAATTATCATAATCATCACTTGTAAAAGAATACCCCCTTTCTCCATATTTACCTGTTATTGTTACAATTGTTTTATATAAAATTGGTGTATCACTTTTTTCAAATAAAATTCTTAATAATTTATAAACAAATTTTATATTTAATATTTTTGTATTTATATTGAAATAGCAATACTGATTAGGTAGTTTTTCAGATTTTTCATTATCTATAGATGATCCGTATATTCCTCCTGATTGCCATAATCTTTGACTAGTTGTGGATTGTTTTGAGTCCCATTTAGACCAATATTTTATTTCTTTTTCATATTTTTTTGATAAATATAATCTTAAACAATTTCCATGATATATTACGATAAACAAATCAGGGAAATCTTTGAGTATTTTATCTACTAAACAAAACTGATTAGCTCTTATTTTTTCTTCACTAATCAATAACGAATTATATTTAATGGTTGGTCTTTTAACTAAATGTTCTATTATTTTTTTTATATTAACGTTATAATCTTCAACAATATCATAACAAGTTTTTTTTTTATGATTTTCTGTATCTTGATAATCCCACCAAGATTCAACAAGTGTTGTGTTAAAAATTATAGAACTATTAAATAATCCAAAATAATCATTTGACCTTTTCATTTTATGAACCTTTGATATTTTAATTTGTATATCAGTATGGTCGCTTAATCTTGTTGTTACATTATATAACAAAGAATGGGATGTTCCTGTAATATGTAATGCGTATTTTACTTTTTTATATATTTTGGCAAGTAATATTTCACACGCTGTGGAATCTTTTTTATCATTATCATTAGTTCTATCGTTTGAAGATGTAGGACTCATTAAATCACTTTCATCCACTAATGCGGTTATATTCACAAGTTCGTCATTGTAATAAATATACTCACTAAATTTTGTATTTAGTTTTGCTAACTGAGTATGGTTCATTAAACAACAAAATATGTCATTTGAATTGATTGCTTCTTTATTACTTAATTTACTAATAATATCATTACTATTTATATCTTTTAGTTCTGGAAGTTTATAATCTTTCCAATATTCAATATTTGTTTCCTCAAAATATTCTTGGAGTTCATTATTAAATTCTTGAAATAATGTTTTTATAAATTGAATATTAAAATTGTAATTTTCTGTTCCAATAATATCATCTTGTAATTGTTTTTGGTCTATTGACAAATTTCTAAAAATGTATAAAACTGGTCTTTTTAGTATATGAACTGAAATCCACATAATTATGCACGCTTGAACTCTTTTTCCAAGTTGTATATCTCCCCATAATAATTCTACGATTGATTTTTCATTATCTTCTAAATTAAGTGCATTTAATAAATCTTCTTCAAAGGAAGGTAAATTAATGTTTTTTGGGATATTTTTTAATTTTATTGGATTATTTCCCCAATTATGTCTCTCTAAACTTTCTCCGTTTATGTATTTACACTTATTTAACATAATATTTATAATTTTTTCAAGTGGTTTTTTAAATATTTCATTTCTTTTTTTGAAAAACGTATTTATTTTATCTTGTAAATATGTCATTTGTATCATATATATATAAGGCATTTTTTTAAATCATTTTTTTATAATATTAATTTATAAATGCCTTGTTAAAAAATGCCTATTTATATTAATTATAATATAAATAATATCTCATCTTGTTGTCTAGAATCGTATGTGAATGTATTTTTTTTCATTAAAGTTAATGTTTTCCATGACGAGTTATTCCTATTAACATACGGATGATTGTAATTTGGTTGTCGTGTTTGTCGGTAATATCTATGTCATGATACCTTGTTGGATATAAAGTGATAAAGTGTATCGGGTCATGTATGTTTAATAGTATTCTTTCAAACACCTATTACACCTTTTACACATTTAAAACTCCGATTTATTTAAAGTTTTTTATTTATTTCCTGAATATAATAAAAAAATGATTTACTTGTTATAAATATATTATTACATAACTTATATAAACTTTATCAATGATTACCAATTTTACAACGGACGAACTCAATGCCGAGTTGCTGAAGAGGGATTGTAAATTGAACCAACCTAACGGATATATCTATGCTAGAAATCATCCATCCTATGATGTTGATGATGCTTGTAAAATGGGTAAGACATATAATATTCCTAAAAGGGATTCACAATATGCTACTGGCGAGATTAAGAGAGGATATTTTGAAGCGGTGTTTGAAGTTCCTATTGAAAAAATGGGAATTATTGAACGCTCATTACAATATGAGTTTCGTGAATTGAATGTTAAACATGATGCTGGAACTGAATTTTACAATAAAAAAATAATTACTCTCATTGAACCTTATTTAATTACACTTGGAATTAAATATAAAAAATTATCCAAACAAGAAATTAGTGATTTGGTAAGATGTAATAGAGTAAGAAAAACAATAAAAAAAATAAATATTCAATCATTAATTCATATACTAAAATCCAAGAGAACAAATAAACAAATTGTTTCCTATATACCAAGAACCGACCAAACTATTATTATTGGAAAGTCAGTTATACATTTTCAACAATACGATAAAGGTATGCTGGTATTAATGTGTGGCGTAGGAAAAACTCTAATTTCATTATGGATTACACAAGAACTAAACTCAAATACTATTCTTATCGGTGTTCCTAATAAATTATTATTGAAACAATGGAAAGAAGTTGTTTGTGTTTTGTTTCAAAGCGTTCCGTATTTAATTGTGTCAGGTGGCGTAGAGATTGAAACTATAATGCGATTTTTAGAACATAATCAACCGAAATGTATTGTAATAACTACATATTCATCAGCACACAAAGTATATACTGCAACACAAGATACGAGATTTGTATTTGGTATGAAAATATTAGACGAGGTTCATCATTTGACATCAAGTAATATGCGATTAGAACACACTACAAAAAAATATATTCAAATGTTAAACATTCCATCTGTAAAACAACTATCATTAACTGCTACACTTAAACAGCTTGAAAGTATGTGTGATGGCATTGTAGTTTCAAATGATAATGTTGACTATTTTGGAGAAATAATTGATAGAAAATGTTTGCTATGGGCGATTGATGAAAATATTATTTGTGATTATGTTATTCAAACCATTATTACAAATGAAGAACAATTAGAACAACAATTATCAAGATTTAATATTATAGAAGAAAATGATAAGAGATTGTTTTTGAGCGCGTTTGCATCTTTGAAAAGTATATTTGACGGACATTCACACCATTTACTGATATATTCAAACAATAAAGTTAATTCGTTAAAATTAATTCAGTATATAAAAATGCTTTTGGATGATAATTACTTTTATATACCTGATTTGTATTATTCAAATTATCATAGTGAAATGAAATCAAAAGACCAAAAAGAAATAATTAATAATTTTGAAAAAGCAAAGTTTGGAATAATTACTTGTGTTTATTGTTTAGGAGAAGGATGGGATTTTCCGTTATTGGATGGTGTTGTATTTGCTGAAAATATGACATCTAAGATTCGTATAGTTCAATCTGCGTTAAGAGCAAGTAGAAAAAACCAAAAAGATACAAATAAAAAAACCAAAATCATTTTACCAATTTTGAATAGAGATGACTGGTTAGAAAATAATGAAAATCCTGATTTGAAAAAAGTAAGAGAAGTTATTTATCAAATAGGATTAGAAGATGAAACTATTACTCAAAAAATCAAGGTGTTTAGAATTGATATTGAAAAACAAAACCCTAAATCAAAGAAAAAAGAAGAAAGAGAAATGGTTGATGAGTTTGGTGAATACGACGATGAACTAACGCAAACATTGAGGTTGAAAACAATCAAAAGAACTGCACTAAATACATCATATGAAAAAGCAAGAAAAATAATTGCGGATAAAAATATAAAAAGTAAAGAAAGTTATTCTGAATTATGTGAGAGAGATAATAGATTATCCAAGGAACCTGAAATAGTATTCAAAGGACAATTTACAAACTGGATAGACTATTTAAGTATTGAACGAGTATATTATGATTTGGAAACTTGTAAAAATAAAGTAGGTGAGTATTTATTGTTGTATCCTGAAATTAAAAAACAATATTTGGACTTATCCATTGTAAGTAATGAATTATGCAAAATAGACGCATTATTTCCACCCAACGGATTATGGGTTGAATACTATAATGTAAAGGATTTGCGAGATATAATTACTATCACAAATAAGAAAAAAAAAATGGGTGTTATTTTGTAATTTATAAATGTTTAGGTTAAGTAAAAAATCCTTTTTTTTTTATAATATGATAAAAAAATTGATTTAAAAATAAAGTAATATTATCTTATATAACTATGGCAATGTCAAAACATTATTCATGCGATTTGTGTAAAAAGGTGTTTAATCAAAAGATTGATTTCACAAGACACCAAAGTAAGAAGTCACCTTGTATCACACTATCTGAAATGCAACAAATTAGTCAAACCAATATTTCTAAAATGGATAATAAAACCACACTCATCAGTGTATTCAAAAGTTGTTTGAATATATTGAGAGACAATGAAGGTTTAACTGGTGAGAAAGCATTAAGAACTATGTCTTATTTGCTAATATTAAAATTACTTGAACCCCATTTTGGTAGGGAAATCAATATTGACGAGTATGAATATGATTTTACTCATATTGAAGATGAAATGATTGAAAAACATAAAAATAAATTATTAGAAATTGTTCGTTTCACACATCTTGCAAACGAAAAAGAAGATAATATTCCTGTAAATATGAAATATTTATGGGATGACATTTTATCAAATCATCCTACCACAAAAAATATATTCTTAAAAGGCAAAGGGTTTGATATCCAACATAAATCTACCTATAAAAAATTAATTGATAAATTAAACTC